GGCATTGCGTGAGAGCCAGTGGGTTTCGGGAGCGGCCAAGTGACTCACAATATCCAAGCGAGCAGCAGAATCAGTCTGGCCACTCTGCGTGGTGTTTTCTTCGGGCGAAGTCAGGGCGAGTTGTGTGGACGTGAACGCACTCAGGGCCGAGCTGCCCGAGATGCGATCTTGCGGGCGCAGGAATTGAAAATCACTGCGGGCCTTGGTGGTGTGGTGGGTGCCAAGGATGGTATAGCCTTTGTCTTGGCAGTAGCGATTCAAGCGAATCAGTTGCGGAGCAACCAGGTGATACCGGTTCAAATCGACACCCAGGAAAATAATCAGGGGATCAATAATAAACAGCGGACCCTTGAGCTGGTCCAACATCCGAAACAGCAAACTCAGCGAGTCATACTGGAACATACGGATGTCCACGTTGGGGTTGTCGATCAACGAAGAATGGGAAACGGTCTGCATATCAAGCCCGACATCATGGGCGCGATGGTACAGAGAATTGATGGAACGGTCACCAGCGAGGTAAGCCACACCAGCGGGAGGGGTAGGGATGTCAAGGAACCCTTGACCACGTCCCCATGCATGCAAAAACTGCAAGATCAGCGTACTTTTGCCACTGCCAGAAGCCCCAGCGAGCACGCTTACCTCGTTGGGGGGAAGGAATGTATTGAATTGCATAGCGAGGATGATAGCACAGGAAGGAGTGCAGGATGAATTTAGTTGTTGTAGACCGCACACGTATCGAAGCGGACTGGAAATGCCCGCGAAAACGGTACTGGTTAACAGAATATAAGGGGCATGGGATTGTCCCCGCACGGGCTGCACCAGCCCTGAACTTGGGCATTGTGGTGCATGAAGGCTTGGAAGTCCTCACAGACCAAGATGGGGGGATTCAGGCGGCATGTGAGTACATTGAACAACTGGAAGCATGGCCTTTATTGACCACAGAACAGCAGCAGTTGTGTCGGAGTTTGTTGTGGGGATTCGGGAAGGTCGTTTGGCCTGACTGGTTGCAGCACTTCGACAAGGTGGCTGTAGAGCAGGAACTGGAAATGGAGCATCAAGGGGTGGTGTACATGATGCGTCCGGACTTGTTACTGCGAGAGAAAACAACAGGGGATTTGTGGTATCCCGATTTCAAAACCTATGCAGCAGCGTGGGGGAATCGAAAGTGGATGCATGCGTTGCAGCAGCAGCTCACGGTGTTGGCATGTGAGAAAGCAACTGGGGAGCGCATGGCGGGAGCATGGGTGCAGGGACTGTACAAAGGGAGTATGCGGAATGGGAAACTGTACCACCCCTTAATGTATGGGTATCGGAAGCATGGCAGTCCCGGGTTGTATCCCACACAGTACAGCATCAAACGGAAGCCTGGATTTGAGCGGTTTCCAACTACAGAGTTTCAAGGCACCGCAGCAATTCCTACAACAGGGATTGAAGGGTGGATTGAATGGTTAAATGTCACGGACAGTAGCGTCGTGGCAGGGTGCTTTCCTCGCACACAGCCAATCTTTGTCAACCATGAGATGATGCAAGACTTCCTGCGGCAGCGTGGGGAGCGGGAAAAGATCATCGCATCCTTTGCAGAGCGTGTACGTGAGGGTGTGTGTACAGAACAGGAGGGGTTGGATTCGATCTTCCCCCAAAATTTTAGTGAGTGTGAAGCCCAGTGGGGCGCGTGTCCCTATCTGGAGTGTTGTTGGAACAAACAGGTGCGGAAGGATCCAGTAAGATCTGGCATGTACACATCCCGTGTACCGCACCACAAAATGGAGCGTGACTTGCTCAGGAAGGACACCGCATGACATATGATCCAAAGAATCCCAACACATGGGGCGCAGTGCACCCCTTGACAATTATCGGATACCTCGCTATGGTTGGGCTGGCGTTCGTTGGCGTGTTGTATCGAATCTTTTTTGAATAAGGGGAACGCATGGCTAAGTTAGAACTTCCAGCAGAGCTTTCTGTCGTGCTGTATGGCGACACAGGGCACGGCAAATCAACCTTGGTGGCGGAACTGGCCACTGAACTCAAAGTTCAACACAATAAACGCACGGTTGTATTCCTGGCGGACAAGGGATCTGCGAAGCCCTATCGCATGCTTGTCAAACATGGTGTGGTTGAACTGCTTGAACCCCAGGGAAATGCGTGGCTATGGGTAAACCACGCACTACGTGGGGAAGTCCGAGTCGAGGGGAAAGACAATAAACAGTATCGCAGTGTGGCACAGGAGGACGTGGGCTTAATTGTGCACGAAGGCCTGACTGCCTACGCTGAATTACTGATGTCGTCATTGGCCTCGATGTCTGCCAATGGAACCAATGTGGGCGGGGAGGGAGCATGGAATGTGGTGATCCGCGAAGGTGTGGATACCCTCAAACTCGGCACCTCAAATCGCGCCCATTATGGGATGGTGCAGTTGCAGATTCGTGAAGGCGTGTTGGCTGACAAACCCAACGTCGCGCATATTTATACAGCGGGCGTCAGGCGTGGCGAGAGTTCGCAAAACACGCCGATCGTAGGGCCGTTGGTCGTCGGGGAATCCCTGACTGGGCAGTTGCCACGATGGGTGGACTACACGTTTCGCTGTGCGATGACACAGGGGAAGTATTACCTGCATCTCACACCACACTCGGACCCCCAACTGGGATCGCGCACAGTGGTCCTCAGTAACCCACGGTTGCCTCGCGAAGGGGCCTCCGTTTCAGTTCCAAATGCTGTAGAACCCGCAAGTCTGGTCAAAGCGTTGAGTTTGATTCAGGCGAGGGAACGTGCAGCCGAGGAAGAACTCGTTAACAAACTAACCAGCAGTAAAGGAGTATAGCAGTGAGTGAAAGTATTAACCCCGTGGAGCTAATTGCTCCCAACCCCGAACAATGGGACGCGTATGATCGTCCTCCCAAACCCCCCGTTCCGTCAGGGCGTTATCTTTGTAAAGCCCCAGATAAGGTGGCCTATGAAGACCATGAAGGCATGCTGCGCATTCTTATTGACCCAGTTGAAATCGTGGATGCGCCCGACAACACAGACAACCAGCTCCGGTTCGAGCGGTGTTCCTCGAAACCACGAACCATGGGCCGGTTGGCGGGTAGTTCCAGGCTCACGGACTACCTCAAAGCGTGTGGTGTGCCCGCCGTCCGATCAACGGATATCCAGGAATGGATTGCGGCTATTGAGCAAACCTTCGGAGCCACGTTTGAAGCCTTCGTGGACTGGGATTGCTACGACAGGGAAACAAAAGAGAATCTCGCAGATTCCTACAAGGATTTTGGGGATGATCCGGAGAATCCTGGGCAGAAGTTACCGTATGTGGTAGAGCCAACAAGCGGGCGTAAGGTGCCTGCGCGGGCAAAAATTCGGTACTACATCACACCGAGATAAAATGCTGGCAAAACCACGAACGTGTCGGGGGTGTGCACTGCACACCCTAGGCACGGGATTCCTGCAGCTCGATGGGCAGGGAACGTCGAAGGTGTTATTAGTTGGGGAGGCCCTGGGTGAGCACGAAGCCGCTCAGGGCCGTCCTTTTGTTGGGCCTGCAGGGAAGATTCTCGGAGACTGCTTGGCGCGTGCAGGGCTGGACCGCGAGGCCTTCTGGATTTCCAATGCCCTGTGGTGTCGTCCACCAGACAATAACATTCACGGCTCCTATGCCACCCAAGCCCTGCATCAATGCTGGACACGTCACTTATGGCCGTTGATCCAGCGGTTGCAGCCTACGGTCATTATGCCACTTGGGAACACGGCATTACGCCAGTTTATACCTGAAGGTGAGATTCTCAGTATGCGTGGCTATGCACAGCCGTGGCGTACATTGACCCTCTTGCCCTCAGTACATCCCAGTTATATCCTGCGCGGCAACCCGCACTATGCGTCTGTGTTGATTCGTGATTTACAAACAGCAGTCGAGTTGGCGGAGCATGGCTGGCAGTCGGGACAGACACAATATGCCCTCGATCCTGGCCCTGATGCTGCGCGGGCATGGCTGGAGCAAGCTGTCGCGTCAGGGGAAACCCTGAGTTTTGATATTGAAACAGTCGATAAGCGGCGGGATGAAGACGACCTCGACCTCCGCGCCAAGAACCCGATCAAACGTATTAGCTTTGCGTATGAACCGTGGAAGGCCTTGAGTATTCCAGTCACGCGTGCATATGAGCCTGCGATCGCCATGGCGTTGGCCAGTGAGAGTCCGAAGATTGTGTGGAATGCGGCGTTTGACTGTCCACGTTTGGAAGCGCGTGGGTTTGACATCAACGGGACTGTCTTTGATGGCATGATTGCGTGGCATGTGCTGCATTCCGACCTGCCTAAGAGTCTGGGCTTTGTGGCCAGCATGATTCTACGCGACCAAAAACGCTGGAAGCATCTCGGACACCAGAGTCCCGCCTATTACAATGCTGCCGACAGTGATGTGGCGCTGCGTATTACACAAAAGTGCTGGCAGTTATTGAGTGAAGTAGGGATGTGGCGGATGTACACGGAACAGATCGTTGACTGCGAGCCTGTGTACCAGCACATGCACCGCAAAGGGATGCGCGTTGATCCCGCACGGCGCCGTCAACATGCCATGACACTCCATAAAAAGCTCGTGACATTGGACACACAGATACAGGACATCGTGCCCACAGCACTCAAACCGCACAAGGTCTATAAACAGAAAGACAAAGCGGCAATCAAGTTCCCTGATGGACATGGCGTGATGATCGACGCTGACCTCAAACGCTGCCCCCAATGCGGCAAAGAGGGCAAGCTCAACAAGAAGCATCCATGTCCTGTGTCATTGGAGTCCATCACACAGCAGGTAGAAGCGTGGGAAGTTCCCCAGCCGTTTGTCGTAAGTTGGCAGGGGATTCAACGGTGGCAGGACTACCACAAGCACAAAGCCGTGCAGCGGCAAGGGAAGCGTACGACAGACGAAACAGCATTACGGGCCTTGATGCTGAAGTATCCCAAAGACCCACTCTATCCCCTGGTGTTAGATGTTTT